GCCGTCACCTTTGCGCTGCCGCTGATAATCTTGCCGGTCGTCAGGTTCACGTCGTCACCGACTCGTGCCACGGCCGCGCCGCCGTCACCGGCAAGCCGGACATCGTCCGCCTCGATCACTGCGATCGGTGCTGCCACCCGCACCTTGGCCACCGCTTCGATCGTAAGCTCCTCCCGGCCGAGCTTCACCACGTTGCCGAGATCGTCATAGAGTGCCACTTCGCCCGCCTCGAGGCCGCGCAGGCGATAACGGCGATCAGCAACCGAGATGACCACTCCGTGGCTGCGAATACCGCCAACGAAGCCCACCAGCGCTTCCGCGCCGGCAAGCGGCACGCTGGTGAAGCCGTAGTCCTGCAGGCGCTCCACCGCATCGTGCGTTTCATCGGCGAGCACGTCGATCTGCAGCTCCTGCGCCTGTGCCGCATCGCTCACCAGATTGACGATGGCGCGGGCAAGCATCAGGCGAACGCGGCCCTCAATCGGTGCAATGATATGTCGCAGCTGGTCGGCCGCGCTCATTGCTTCGGCTCCGGCTCGGCAAGCTTCGCCCACGCTTCCGGCGGGACCAGCGTCAGCTCGGACGTTGTGCCGCCTTCAGCATCACGCACAAGCCGCACGCGCTCGATAAGGAGCGTTCCGTTCACCTTGCACCACGGGATGCTGACATAGGCGCGCGCGCCCGGTCGCCATGCAGGGCTCGCAATATTGTTCCCTGCAAACCAGCCCGGCACGGTAACACGCCGCTGCTGGCCCCGCGCCGCGCGGGTCTGCGCTTCCCAGGCGGCACGCTTGCGCAGGCTGGCCGTATCCGATTGCTCTTCAGCCAGGATGAGCAGTGGCCGGTAGCGAGCGATGCCGGCGTCCTGCGCGGCAGCCTTGACGTGCGCCACTGCCCGGCCATGACGGTTGTCATTCCCCGAGGACTGACCCTTGACGGTGTAGCTCGAGAAGCGCTCGCTATGGTCCTCATCGCTCTCGGCCGACACAACGTTGACGCCGCCGATGATCTGGCCTGCCACTTCGCCGCTGTCGGGGTTGCCGATCCGGATTGTGCCGTCACCGGTCGACCAGGCGATCAGGCCGCGATAGCTGGCCATTCGCTCAATCGCGGCCCAGGCTGTCTCACCCTGCTGCAGGGCAAAGCGCGCGAAGGGCTTGCCAGTATCGCTGCTTACAGTGATGCCGATGCCAAATGGCGCAGCGATCTCGCACGCGATCGCCTCGAGCTTCTGGCCGCGCCACATGCCGGGCGTGTTCATGGCCGAACAGTCGACCAGGTCCGCAGCCTTGTCCCGGCCGCGCAGCGAGATCGAGACTGTCTCACCATCGACTGCGCGGCTGACCACATCGATATGCCCCGTCACCAGAGTTTCGTCGGCCAGCGTGATCTTGCACGGCATGCCTGGCGAAACCTCCCAGGCACGGTCACCAGTCCGCAGCCTGTCGGTAAAGCTCACGACAAACCCGCCGGAAACGGTATCAATCCCGCGCTCGATGCTGACCTGCGTCCAGCCAGCCCAGCCCCGGCCATCGAGCCAGAGCGTGACCTCGTGACGGGCGAGGCGATCAAACCCCGTCATGTCGACGCGGCCCCATTGGTGCTGGCCGTGTCATCCGCGGTGAGCAGCTGCAGTTCCACACCGGCCGGCAGAAAGCCGGGATGCAGCACGGCGTTGCGCGCCGCCAGCTCGGCCGCGCGATCGGCAACGCCCTTCCGGCCATATACGCGGTTGGCAACGCGCAATGCAGGCTCGCTCTGCGGCAGGACCAGGCCATAGGTCCGCGCAAGGTTCGAACCGCGTACCGCGATGTCGCGCGTCACGGCTCGGCGCAGTCCGTCGAATGCATCGGCCGTGGTGTCGTCGCCGGCGTCGGCCGCCGCGATCGCCAGCAGATCGAACCGCGAAGTGACGGCGTCGCGGACGGCAACCGCATCCTCATAGCTGGCAAAGCTGCTGGACGAGACGGCGCGCGCCAGCTCGGCCGCGGTGGTCAGCCGGAACGCTGCAAGCAGTGCATCGCGGTTCGCCGCCTCGCGGGCGCGATTGCGCGTAGCTGCGAAAGAGACCGAGCCGTTCGGGATCCAGTCGAGCATGATGGTGAGCGCAGCGATCTTGCGGCGCGGCGAGGTGCTCAGCGCGGAGACCGTTGAAACCAGCCCGACGATCGACAGCCCGAGCGAAAGCGGCGCACGCAGCAGCCCCTGCATATTGGCCGGCAGCAGCGAGAGACCGGCCTCGAATGCGCGCAGGGCTGGCCCCACGCCGCCCTGCAGCCCGGCCGCAACCTGTGTCACCTGCGCCATGCCGGTCACCAGCTCGGCCGATGCGTCTTCGACGAATGCGGCGGCGTCCTCGATCGAGAACTTGCCGGCCAGATCGCGGGGCACGTCGGCGACGACCTTGTCGGCCTCGGCCGCGCCAAGCTGCCCGCTCTCGACTGCGATCGGCGCCGTCACTTCGATGCCCGCCTCAAGGAACGTCACGGTGAACCAGCACATGCCGCCATCCTGCGTCGTCTCGGACGTGCGATAGTCCATCACGACAACCATCATCTGGCCGTGCCAGGGATGGATCAGCAGCCCCGGCCCTTCGGCTTCCAGTGCATCGATCAGCGCGTCGCGCCGGGAGCGGTAGTCACTGCCGATCACATGGAACTCGAGACTGAATTGGCGCGCGCGGCGGCCAAGGTCCTCGACCAGTGGCTCATCGCGGCCGGGCATTTCGAACACGGCGTTGCGCCGGCCGCCGCTGCGCTCGTGCGATTGCGTGCGGAACGGCGCGCCGCGAAACGAGCCGGGCTGATAGTCTTCGCGCCAGGTCACTTCGGCCCTCCCATCGATCGGCCGAGCTGCAGCATCAGCGGCACCTTGGGATTGTCCGTCTTCATGTCGCGGGTGCGGGCGCTCCAACCGCTCGGCGGGATCAGCTCGACCTTGACGGCGCCGCCAACCTTGACGGGCGGGGCAGCACCGAAGTCTTCGCTGGAATAGCCACTGACGCCTTTCCTCAATGGTGACGGGCGGTTCAACCGCGGGGTTGCCGCTGGCGGAGTAGCAGGACTCCCGCCTGGTGGCGGTGCTGCCGGCGGCGCTGGAGGCTGACCGGTGACGTAATCAACTGCTGCGCCAATCGGATTAATGACGATCGCAGCGGTCTTCGCTGCATCGCTCACCCGGTCCCAGTTGCGTGCGATCAGCAGCACCAAATCGGCAACCGCTTTGACCGCCTCGCCAACATCCTTGATGTCCTTGATCACAGCGCTCCAGTTCGTCTCCGTGACAAACTTGACCGCCCATTCGAACGCCTTCTCCAGCCACTCCGAGATCTCCTGAGCCCAGCGCTGCAGCGTACCGTCCTGCGCCAGCGCGTTGGCACGATCGAGAATTGCCTGGAGCTTGTCCTTGATCTTGTCGAAGATACCGGCCTGCGCGATCAGCAGCAGGAAGCCGCTCCACTTGTCTTTCAGGTTGGAGATGATCCCGGCAAAAGTCGTCGATTGGCGCTGCATCATTCCGCCGAACAGCGTTCTCCAGATCCCGGAGACCGCCTTGGCTGCAGCCACGCCCTTCTGCGCCTGGACGGTGAATTCCTTGCCGGCCTTGCGATAGGTGAACGCGACGACATTCCCCTTGGTCGAGGCGGTAATCCCGAACTCCTTGAGACGCTCGTATTCGCCGGTCATGGCGTCCGCGAGAGCCTCGACGCCGGACATGAGGTCCTTGCTCATCCCGGATGATGCATCGCCGACATCGCGCAGCGAACCGTCGAGGGGATCGATGCCGTACGACTTGAGACGGACGTAAGCCTCCATCACCTGGTCAAGCTCAAACGGGGTGTCGGCCGCGAACTTCTGCACCCAGCCCATCGACTGCTTGGCCTTGGTTGCCGAGCCTTCGATGTTCTCCAGCGTGATCTGGAATTGTTCGAACTTGCTGGCGGTACCAAGCAGATCGTAGATCGAGAGCGTTACGGCACCGATCCCGGCGGCGCCCGCCCACTTGGCCGCATTCAGTGCGAAGCCGCCAACCTTCTTCGCCAGCCGTCCGATCCCGAAGCCCGCCAGCTCTGCCGCATCGCCCCAGCTTCCGAGACCCGCCTTCCCGGCGAAGTACTTCGCCGCACGCCCGGCGACGCCGATACCGCCGGCCAGCAAGCGCGAAGCCCGGTCGAGCTTCGTGATCTGCGCGGCCTCGCGGCCAACGCGCCCCACATCACGCGCCATGTCCTTGGCCTGCCGGCCGATACCCTTCATCGAGTTTTGGATGCGCTTCGCCGGACCGGTCACCCGGTCGATCGCCTCCAGCATCATCGAGAATTTGAGGGACATCAGTCAGCCTCCGCGCATCGCGTGGATCCGCTCGGCCTGGCCGAGCCACATTTCCAGTTCGTCGGCTTCCAGCGCCATCAGTTCCGAGGGCTGCCAACCGAAGATGATCGCAAGGTCGGCTACGAGGTCCCGCCAGTTCGCCGGCCACTCGGCAAGAAGTCGGCGACAAGCTCCCCCAGGCCGGCCATGTCCTCCGCGTCGAGGTTCTCGACCTGCTGCGCGTCGAGGTTGGTCAGCCGCTCGATCAGGGCGAGCGTGATCGCCACGTTCTCGCCTTCGAACTTGTCGACCACGCGCATGTCCTTGGCCTTGGGTCGCCGGAGCACGATCGTCGCGCCTTCGGGCCGCAGCTCCTCATCGCTTTCGACGCCTTCGGTGCTGCGGGTGGTCAGCAGGATCGGATGCTTCAGCGTGTAGGTGAGCGGCGCCTTCACAGCACTTCCTCCGCCGGCGGACCCTGGAAGACGACTTTGGCCTTGCCGTCCTGGCTCCAGCTGATGACATCGGCGACGTAGGCATTGCGCATCAGCCAGGTCGTGCCGGTATCGGTCACCAGGATCACGGTCGCGTTGTCGATCGCGCGCAGCGCGGAAAGGCTCACCGCCTTCTTGTAGAGGATATTGACCTCGCACTTGGCGGGCTTGGTCGACTCCTTGAACGCGCTGGCGTCGTTGTCGCCCTCGACCGGCTCGCGCATCGTGCCGCCGATTTCCATGCTCGAGGTGCCGTCGGTCGGATAGGTGGCGCCATCGATCTTGAGCGAGACCTGGCCGACCACCTGGTTAGGATTGGACATCGTGGGTGCCTTTCTGAAAAGCGGGTTAGAGGCGTCTGAGAGACCGCTGATGCGGCGTCAGAGCCGGAACTGGATCGCCGCAGCGAACTGCCGGAACTGGTTGACGATGTCGGGCGGCACGAGCGCGTTGATGCGGTTCACGTCGCTCTCGTCCCGTTCCACGATGATGTCGGCGATGAACTGGTCGAGGTTCTCGACCAGGCCGGCCGCTTCCCATTCGCGGGCGAGCGCGATGATCTCCATGCGGATGACCGACGGCGTAACGATCGCCTGCCCGACTCCGTACTTCGTGCCGTCCGAAGCCAGCTTGTGGCGCGGAAACTTGCTCACGATCCTCGCGCGCAGCGTGGCGCGCAGATAGGCCAGCGTGGTCACCGTCTCGAGGTCGAGGTAGGCCACGCTTTCCAGACCGAGCGCATCGGTCTGATACGTCGTGATCGCGCGCTCGATCCGGCATGTACCGTCGGTGCCCACCGTGTAGGTGGCAATGCCGTCAGCCAGCAGCAGCTCGCGCTGTGTCCGCGTGAAACGGCTGCCCTCGATCGGCGCAAGCAGGCCGGTGAGAGCCAGGGTCTGCAGCGGGCGCGCCGGGTCGATGGCAGTGTAGTACCCGCATACCGCCGCATAGATCGCGGCAGCTTCGGGCTCCCACGTCGGGCTGGAACCGATGCCCAGGATGCTGGCAAGCTCGCTGTTGCGGGCCGCGCCGAACGCCGCAAGCGTGCCCTGCGAGCCGGTCTTGGCGAAGTAGGCCACGCTCTCGAGCATGCGCTGGGCGCCCCAACGGCTGTCGAGCTCGGCCTTGATCTTGCCGAACGTGGTGGCGTCGCTCATCGCCGAAACGATCGTGCGGTACGGTTCATCGCCAATCACCGGCCAGACCGTGTCGATATCCGGGTCCGTTGCGCCCCCCGCCATGGCCGCGATCGCCAACGTGATGCCGGTAGGCCACTGCGCGCGGCTGACATAGCCCTGCAGCACGCTGATCGCATTGCCGACGGTGCCCTTGTGGCGGCACGTGAGGGTCACGACTGCCGCTGCGGCTGCCGCCGTAACCGGGAGGTCAGGGTTCGCCGCGATCGCCGCCGCGATGGCTGCCGCCACCGCCGTAGCGTTGGAGCCCGCCGACACCGGCACATCCAGCTGCACCCCGGCAACCGTCAGTGACACCGTCCCGGCGCCCGCAGCGGTGCCCGAAACCGTGATCGTACCGGTCGCGGCCGTGCCGCCACCGATGTCATCGAGCGCGATGGCATAGATCTTCGAGTAGCGATCAACCTTGCGGTAGGCGCTGATCATGCGGGCCAGCATCGAGCCGCGGCCAAAGCGCGCGACGCCTTCGCTGGCATCGGCGATCGAGCGGACGCTCAGCGCGGGCCAGTTGCCCGAGGCGAGCCGCTGGCCGATCAGCAGCACGCGGTTCTCGATCGGCGCAATGCCGGATACAGCACGGCTCGAGTCGAACTCGATCATCTGGCCGGGGACGCGGGTGCTTGCCGGGATGGTGTTGAAACTGATCATGCGCTCTTCCTCTTTCCAGGCACGACGTCGCCATCGGCGAGCAGCCGGGCGAAATAGGGGGTGAGTTCAACGCGCTCGCCTTGATCGGCCAGCAGCGCGCCATCGGGCTTGCGCACGCGCGCACCGTCGGCGGGGCGAAGGGTGAGGCGCACGCTCATTGCGGCACCATGATGTCATCTCGCGCGTCGGCGCGGGCTGCCGGCAGAGGTGGGGTG